GCAGACAGATAGGAGTAAATTATGAACTCTGATGTAGGTGCAAAAACTTTAACATCAACAGGCACAATACAGTCTGGTAGAACTAGATTATTATCTATATACTATGTTGGTCATGCTAGTGCAGGGACTTTGACATTTAAAGATGGTGGAGCGAGTGGTACACAAAAGCTTGTGATAAGTACACCGGCAAGTAGTGCAGCTGATCAATATCAAGTGGATATACCTCTAGATGGTATTGTGTTTAAAACAGATATGCATTTAACAATATCAAATGTAACATCTGTTACTGTTTTTGTTACACCAGTGACTGCTGATACTGATAATGGATAATTATTATGATGATCTTGACTTGCTTGGTCTTAAAGAGGGGGGTATGCCTCCTCGTAATAAAAAGTATTACAGACCCACAAAATCAGGAGCTGGAATGACTGAAGCTGGGGTTAAGGCGTACAGACGCAAAAACCCTGGCTCTAAGTTAAAAACAGCAGTAACAGGTAAAGTTAAAAAAGGTAGCAAAGCTGCTAAACGTAGAAAGTCTTTTTGTGCTAGAAGTGCAGGACAGGCTAGGATGCATAATATTAATTGTAAAAAAACGCCAAACAAAAGAATTTGTCAGGCAAGAAGGAGATGGAAATGTTAGAAAAATGGGAAATGATTAAAAACTTGTACTCAACTAATAAAGATAGTATAGTAATTGGATTATGCGTATTATTACTCCTATCTTGGATGTTTTAGTTTTTGCACTACTAAGTGTTGGAACTATTTTCTTTATTTCAATATGGGGTCTTTGGATGCTTTTTAGTTTGCCAATAGATATATTTTACGATGCAATTATCAAAAAATTTTTCTCTTAATGAATTAGTTAAATCACAAACAGCTATGCGACTTGGTATTAACAATACACCAAGCTCACAAGAAATATTTAATCTTAAAAATCTTTGCGAAAATGTTTTACAAAGGGTTAGGGATAGGTTTAAAGAGCCTGTAATAATAAATTCAGGATACAGATCAGTTAAGTTATGCCAAGCAATCGGTAGTTCTGGTAAATCTCAACATGCAAAAGGTCAAGCAGCAGATATTGAAGTTATGAACTTAGATAATAAAGTTGTAGCTGAATGGATAAAAAATAATCTTGATTACGATCAACTAATATTAGAGTTTTACAAAGAATCAGAGGGTCCCAGAAGTGGATGGATTCATGTTTCTTATGTTAGTGATAACCCTAGAAAACAAGCTTTACTAGCTGATAAAGATAAAAACAATAAAACGAGGTATATGCCATGGTTATGAGTAGAAGTCAAATGCGTCAACAAGTTACAAAAGGTCCTCAAAAACGTAAGTTTGCAAAGACTAGAAAGAAGAAAAGAAAGGTGGTATTATAATGAAAGATGGTATTATTAATGCTTTAGTAAAAACTTATGAAGCGCAAATAGAAAGGGCAGCTGCTACAATTATGATTTATTTAACTAACTCTATTGGCATAGGCGAACATCCAAACATAATTGATGAGGTTGATAAACAAGTTGATATCATTTGTGCTAATGAACATAAAATAAAAATTATAAGGAGTTTTAAATGACTGATAGAATGACCTTAAAGGACGTAAAAGAAGCAAAAATAAAAGCAAAGTATAAATTAGCTCGTAAAAGGGCGGCACAAGATAGACTTACAATGAAAGACCTTGAATCAGCTGAAAAGGAAATTAGAGGATTAAGTTTAGATGCTTTGCGAGATCTTGGAAAGGGTGCTAGTAATAAGGGTTCAAATGCAATTGATCAATACATAATAGAAAAAGGAAAAGCAAGAAGAAGAAGAGTGAAACCAGGTGAAGAAAAAAAACAAGGTTTTTCCATGGGTGGAATGGCTGATTATATAAAGGAGTTACTATGACCAAATTATGTCCAAGAGGCAAAGCTGCCGCAAAAAGAAAATTTAAGGTTTACCCAAGTGCTTATGCAAATGCCTATGCATCAAAGATTTGTGCTGGTAAAATAAAAGACCCAAGTGGTGTAAAACGAAAAGATTTTAAAGGACCTAAACCAGCTGCAGAGGGTATGTTGGCTCAAGTTGATGGACACTCTGTAATGGGTTCTCCCATATCTGTTGATGTTGATGGTGACATGTTAAGGAGTGCTTCTGCATCTGATTACTATAAAGACTTATTAAAATAATGGCCAAGAGTGGTTTAAAAAAATGGTTTTCTGAAAAATGGGTGGACATTGGTTCAAAAAAAGCTGATGGCTCATATGCTAAATGTGGGCGTAGTAAACTGAAAGCCGACAAGAAAAGAAAATATCCTAAATGTGTACCACTAGCTAAAGCAAGAAGAATGTCAGAATCGCAAAGACGAAGTGCGGTAAAACGTAAAAGATCAAAGGCGCAAGGAGTAGGTGGTAAACCTACAAATGTAAAAACCTTTGCAAGTAAGGGCATGTTGATTGAAACTTATTATCAAGATATACTGTAATTTAAGGAGTTGTTATGAGTAAAATAAAAGCAGGAAAAAAAGCATATGAATCTGTTTCACAATACTTTTCAGAACTTTTAGGTAGACCTGTTGGTTTAAATGAATCTGCAACTAAAGTTCAAGCAGAAGCAATAAAAAAACAAAAGATGAAAAATAAAAACAAAGATAAATTTTTAGTGGGTGGTCAAGCTAAAATAGATAAGAATAAAAATGATAGAATTGATGCTGAAGATTTTAAAATATTAAGAGAAGAAAATAATATGAAAGATGGTGGCGTAACAAGTGCTATTAAAAAAATTAGAGGTATAGGTATGGCAAAAGGTGGTTTTAAAAAGAAAACACCAATTTATTAGGATGAACTATGGCAACTTCAGGAACAACCACATTCGATCTAGATATAGACGATATAATACAAGAAGCTTATGAAAGATGTGGTGCTAGAACAAATTCGGGGTATGATTTAAAATCTGCAAGAAGAAGTTTAAATATTCTTTTCAGCGAATGGGGAAACCGAGGCGTTCATCTATGGAAGGTAGAATTAAAAGAACAACTCTTGACAAATGGGACAGCAACTTACACAGCTCCAACGAATGCGAATGATATACTAGAAGCTTATATCAGCACGACAACTGGAACTACTTCCACAACAAATGATGTATCTTTAACAAAAATAAGCAGAAGTGAATATGCAGCTTTACCCAATAAGGGTTCAACAGGACAGCCCTCACAATATTATGTAGATAGACAAACAACACCGACAATAACTTTGTATCAAACACCAGATGCATCAACGTACACTTATATAAAATATTACTATTTAAAAAGAATTGAGGATTCAGGTGCTTACACAAACCAAGCTGATGTCGTCTTTAGATTCATACCTTGTATGGTTGCAGGACTTGCGTACTATATTAGTATGAAAGTAAACCCACAACTTACACAACAAAACAAATTAGTTTATGAAGATGAGCTATCTAGAGCTTTAAATGAAGATGGGCAGAGAACATCTGTTTATATAACACCACAAACTTATTTTCCAAGGGGGGTTTAATTATGAAAAATATGCGTGTTCAGAATGCTAGTATAGGAGCTTTAATTGGTAAAGTAAGAGCCAGAGATCAAGGTTTCGCTGATAATTTACAATCTTTGTATGACAGGTTACAGAAAAAAGATCCAACAAAAGCCGCTCGTCTAGTTTCATTTGGAACTCGTCAGGCAGCAGCTGTAGAAAATATGCCGGAAGATATGCAAACAGAGTTTTTTAAACAACAAAAAGAAAGATTTGCTGACCCTAGTAAACAAAGTGAGATTGAAGAACAATTATCACAGAAAAAATTTACACCTATTTATCAAATTGTTATGCCTACCAAAGCTAAGAAAAAAAAGAAAGATATCTACGAAAGACAAAATATGAAGGCTAGCGTTACAAACCCTTACAAAAAATATACACCTATGAATGAAGGTGGTATGGCTAAAGGTATGGGATCTGCTATTAAGGGCAATAAGTTTAAGGGAGTTTTTTAATGAAAACCATGCGATTAGCTAAAATGCAAGGTGGCGGCTATTTAAGTGCACTTGAACAAAGTAGACCTGAATTATTTCAAACAATAAGTAATTATAGATCAAGGTTATCAGGTCAAGATCAAAAAACGTTTGATACTAGAGCAGGTCAGCAATATAAAGCTACAATGAATATGCCAACAGCTATGCGACAAGCTTACATTAGCGACATAGAAAAACAATATGCAAAACCAACTGATGCACAATTCGCTGAGGTTCAAAAGGGTTTACAATCTAAAACGTTTACACCGACTTATCAATATAGAAAATTAGATACAGAATCTTATGGACCAACCACAGGTTATTACAGAAACCTATCAAAAGAAATTGCACAGGCAGAAAAAGATTTGTCTGGTTTAACACTAACTCAGTCAAGGCAAAAAACAGTGCCTGTATATACTTATTATGAAGGACGATCTGGTGCTACGGGTTTGGCAGGATATAACCCTGGTGTGGCTAGAAGTACAACAAAATTACCAGAGGGCAGTAAATTTAGCCCTGCCAGTGGTGGTGGAATAGGAGCAAGAAGTGCATTTTACACTAGTCCAAGTGGAGTAAGATATACTCAGCAAGGAACAAAAAAAATTACTGAGACAACTACACGTCCTCAAAAAGCAGGTGATGCAGAATATGATAGACAATCTGCTGCGTTAGATAGACTTAGAACACGTCATAAATATAGAAACATGTATTCTAATTTGTATTCAAATGAATCAAAAGAAAAAGTTTCTAGTCAAAATGTTTACGCTAATCTTGGTATGAATAAATCTTTTACTAATCCGTATGCAAAATACTCAATGAATGAGGGTGGTGAGGTTAAAGGACAAGGTAAAGCAATTAGAGGTAAAAATTTTAGAGGAGTTAAATAGTGGCATACGCAAGAGGTAAATATGCAAAAGCTATTTCTGATAGATCTGGTATGGAATTTCCGTATCTTGAAATGGTAAAAGAGTGGAATGGCTCTTTCGTACATAAATCTGAATACGAAGCAAAGCACCCACAAATAAGAAGAAAGCATATAAAAGCAGATGCAATTGCTTTGGCTAATGCTCGACCTCCACAGGATGAAGCAGCTTCAATTACTGTTGATTTAGATGCCAATAATTTTTCTCCTGATCCAAATAGTTTGTTGCCGCCACAAACACCAGATGAAATTAATAGAAAAAGAAACCTAACAACCTCTGTTGGACAGGTAACAATTAGTGGAACAGATATAGTGGTTACTTCTTATGCAGTAACTGTTACTACTCCAGGGGGGTACAATAAATACAATATTGATGGTGTTCAACAAGCTACTCTCAGCTTTACAAGGGGTTCTACATATAGATTTTCACAAACAGATAGTAGTAACGGAGGACATCCACTAAGATTAAGCACTACCAGCAATGGGACTCATGCTGGTGGGAGTATTTATTCAACAGGAGTGACAGTTGTTGGATCTCCAGGAACTGATGGATATACTCAAATTACTGTGGCTGCAGATGCACCAAGCACTTTATATTATTTTTGCACTGTTCACTCAAATATGGGTGGTCAGATTAATATAACAGGATAAGTTATGGCAATATCATATTCAAATTTTTTAACACAAGTAAGAAACTACACAGAGGTAGATAGTAATGTCTTAAGTGATACTTTGTTAGATGAATTTATTAGAAATGTCGAATTAGATATTGCAGGTAAAGTAGATTATGATGATTTAAGAAAATATGCAACTACATCAACAATAACTGCACAAAGATTTTTAAGTATGCCATCTGATTTAATTTATTTGCGTTCAGTGCAAATTATTAATTCTAATGTAAGAGATTTTCTTGAAAAAAGAGACACTAGTTTTATGTCAGAATATCAATCGAATCCTGTTGAATCTAAAACGTATACTGTGACAGTTGTAAGTGGTAATCCAATAGATCACCCATACTATAATGTTGGCTCAACTAATAAATATGGTATTGATGGCTCAACAGCGACTGCAGATGTAACCTTAAATTTAGCAGAGGGAGGCACTTATAGATTTGACCAATCTGACTCATCAAACGATGGTCATCCATTAAGATTTTCTACCACTCCAAATGGAACACATGGTGGTGGAACAGAATATACGACAGGAGTTACAACCAACGGAGTTCCTGGTACCACTGGAGCTTATACAGAAATTACAGTTGCAACAGATGCACCAACTTTATATTATTATTGCACAAATCATTCAGCTATGGGTTGGACTGCTAATACACCATCCGGGACAACAGGAGCACCAAAATACTACGCAAATTGGGATGACCAGAATATTGTTTTAGCCCCAACTCCAGATCAAGCATACACAATACAGATAAATTACATTATTGATCCCCCTCATTTTTCATCAACAAACAATACATTTTTGTCCACATATCAAGATGCTATGCTTTTACATGGTGTTTTGACAGAATGCTTTTCTTATTTAAAAGGACCTATGGATATGTACAAATTGTATTTAGACAAGTATAATGGAGAAGTTACAGCATTTGGATTACAACAAATGGGGCAACGACGTAGAGGGCAATATGAAGAAGGAGTGCCTAGGGTACAAATTCAGTCACCCTCGCCTTAAAAATATGGAGTAAATATGGCAATAACAACTAGTGTAATTTGTAATTCTTTTAAAAAAGAACTTTTTGAAGGAACACATAATTTTAAACAAACTGGTGGTAATTCATTTAAATTAT